GCCAAAGGTAGCCGCGATCATTATAATATTATGTGTGGATGGTGCAACAAAAAGGAAATGCATACATGAAATACTACAATGTAATCTTCGAGTTTAAGATTCCTGTCGCAATTAAGGATAGTGGCGATGACGTCGATGCGTATTATGCTGCGCACGATAAGTTCCATGAATATACCCTTACAGAAGCTTCAGTGAAGATTAATCCGATTGATCAGTCGAAGTACGATGCTGAGGTTGCCATTGAGTCAAAGCTCCACGGTAATCGGAAGTCACAAGAAGCAGAATGAGATGAACACAGAGCTCGATAACAAACTCGTACAGGAACAAATCATTTTCCAAGATCCGAATGAATTTTCGGTATTCATTGAGACGACTGCAGCAAAAAAGCACCAAACATGCCTGGAAGTATTGGTGGATTATGTTGAGGAGCGTGATATTGAAGTCGAATCAATTGCGAATTTGATCAGCCCGAGCCTACGCGCAAAACTGGAACAAAATTTTGTTGAAAGCGGCCTTATGAGGTCGACTCCAACATTAACGGATTTTTTCGAAAATTAAAAATCGCACCATCCACGATAGACCGTGTAGGTGTTTAGTAAAATGAACGGTTATACGGGATTTAAATATTGGCTCGCGATGAAGCAACATTTTACGACAAAATCGTTTGATGTCTTTAAAAACAAAGGACGAATGCGTTGTAAGATCGAAACATTCATTAATCGCGCAGATAGTAATCATATTGAGTTTATTTGCAGCCGTTTTGAGCCTAGGGAATTTGTACTTTATCTTGCCGCAAATATGATTTACGGTAACGATAAAATGCTTTGGGATTCCTCGGTGGCCATCGCAAATTACAATTTATTTCTCGCGAGACGAGATCAAATTGGAAACGTGGTTGCCAACGACCTTAAAACGCTTTATAATCTCAATGTGAAAATTACTGATGGTGTTAGCATTGTTAGATTATTGACACGGAATCAAATCACCATTGAAACTGTGTCCATTATCAATCAATACTATAACCTGACGAACCAGCTTCGACAGCTGCCCGTAGGGGAAATGATCGAACCACTGCTGCTGAGGATTGATAAGTCAAAACGATTTATTAATCCGACTGCAGGTGTTGAAAAAATTATTAAACAGAAACTAGAAGAAATTAAAAATGACATTTAATATCAATGAACTGAGAAGTATCAGCAAGTCCTCTCTCTCCACCATTGTAGCCAAGGATGAAAAGGCCACAAACAGCAATCGTTTTAAGGATGATCGTTTCTGGACGCCTACTCGCGATGCCGCAGGTAACGGTCGCGCCCTTATTCGTTTCCTTCCTGCACTCAAGCAAGGTGAGCTCCCGTGGGTTGAAGTGTGGAGCTACGGCATTAAGGGCCCGGGTGGTTGGTACATTGAAAATTCCCGTCGTACCATCAATCAGCCTGACCCGATGGCGGAATACATCTCATCGCAGTGGAATGAGGCAAAGACCGAGGCCGATAAGGCAAGACTGCGCGCTATGGGTCTGAGCAAGGCACGTCATACCTACATTGCCAACATTCTCGTTATTAATGATCCTGAGCATCCGGAAAACAACGGCCAGGTTCGCCTGTATCGCTTTGGCCAGAAGATCTACGAAATGATTACGGATAAGGCCAAGCCGGATCCGTTTGATCCGTCTAACGGTGGCGTGAACGTGACGGACTGGGACGCTGGGTGTAACTTTAAGCTCATCGTTTATACGAAGGATAGATTCCCGACGTATGATAAGAGCACGTTTAACTCCCCGAGCTCTGTTGGTGACGATAAGGCCATTGTCGATATCGCTGATCGCATGTACGATCTTAATGAGTTTATTGATCCGAAGCAGTTTAAGGATTACGATACCCTCAAGGCTCAGGTTAATCGAGTTTTTGGGCTTGCACAGCCGACAGCACAGAAGGATATGGATGTGGGAACTGATGGGTTCGAGAGTCCTGTGCATCAGGCCCCGAGAGTTGCTCCTGTAGCCTCTCCTGCGGCAACGTCCGCGATTTCTCCGACGCCTACGCCAGTTCTTGAGCCTGTGGCAGCTGCACCCTCAACGACTGGTGCGGATGCCAAGGGTGGTGCACCGTGGGAAAGCGATGATCTCAATTTTGATGATCTG